CAAAAGGTAATCATGGCCGACATGAGGATCAAAATTAACAGAAAGAGCATCGGTAAGCAACTCAGGAATAGCACCTTTGCCAGACTCAGATTTTTCGGGCTCATCCAATATTTTAATTGACTTAACAACGGCATTGTATATTGCCTTGTCTTGACAGAATTTTTCTGTTGTTTCCAATAACCATTGAATATCCGGTTGTTCATTATCCTGCTCCTCTACATAAGTTAATAAATCCGTTACCTCATCAAATTCTTCATTTCTTAATGATGTACTATCTAATTCAATAACTAATGCTTCTTTAGTAGGTAAATTATTGTACTTATTAACAAAAGTATCTATTTGTTCATACAATAACTTATCTGCATGTTCTACAAAATATTCTTTATCGAGAAATGGTAAAACCTTTCTCGTATATTCTTCATTATGTAGTAGATTTCTTAGTATTATTACTTCTATCCGCTGCTGCATGTTTATCCATTTGTGATTGTATAATTTCTATTACCCATTCGCCTAATCGTTGCTCAAATGCTTTACCATCCTCATCTGAAATTTCATGTCCCAAATCATGGGGTGCAACTTCAAACTCATATTCATATTGACAAGCAATATCATCTCCTGTTAATTCTTGTTCTACTAATTTAAATGTTGTATATCTAACTACCGCCCCATCAAAAGGAGAATCATCTTGTATTACTATACACAAAGATTTATCTTCTGGGTCATTTGGATTAGAACATTCTTTATATAAATTATTCGACATTTTCCACCTCTTCTTTCACCTCATCAAATCCACCATACAAAAACACCGTCTTGGCATGATCATTTAACTTATCAAGGATTTCTGGTGTAAAATACTTTTCGGGCTCCTTTAGAATTGCTTTTCCAAAGACTTTAGAACCATCGGGCATCTCATATCTTGTAGATACTTTGGTAAAGATTCCGGCGTCTTCTGCTAATTCTATGAGCCCGTAATACCTATTCAAACCTTGATCATATCGTAAGAGAACATCAACTTTTTTATTCTCCTTAGTCAATCTAGATTTGAAATTTTTACAATGTATTACGTTTCCTACAACATCTGTTCCCTCTTTTTCTTTTCTCTTGGAAAGGAATATAATAGTTGAAGCGGCATATTGTAAACCACTACCTCCACCCATAACTTTTTGTGGAAACATTGTACCCATCTGGTCATATGTATGATTGGTAACTAGTAAAGGAATTCCTGCTTTCCCTAACTTGAGTGTTAATACTCGGAAAGATCCTTTAACTAATTGTGCCCGTGTCATATCTTTGGTTTCTTTACCATCAGAAATATCGGTCACTTCTTTAGTAGTAGATAGCATTCCAAGAGAATCTAAACACATCAACAATGGTCGTTCTTCTTGTCCTTCTGAATGACTTTCTACTACTTTTAATGCTTGATGTGTAAATTCTTGAATTGTGGCAACAGGGAGAATTATCATTCGTGTAGAATCAATTCCCCTATCTTCTATCATTTGCTTAGTTAGAGCAGACTCAGACTCAAAATACAGAACACCGCCGCTAGGATTATCTGCAAGAAACTGTTTGACAATACCCAAGACAAAAAAGGTTTTTCCTGTTGCTGTCTCACCCGCCAAAGCTGTAATTTTGTTAGAAGGGATTCCTCCATAAATATCTCCTGAAATTAATGCATTAAGAATATAACTACCAGTATCTATATAATCTGAAACATCACCCGCTTCGATTCCATCCGAAACTTTTGTACCAAATTCATTACCGGTTGCTTTTAGCAAACCATCAAAATAATCACTCATTACTTTCCTTTTATTGTTTTATAATCATCTATTATTTCTATAATATGAAACCCGTCATCTCTTATGGATGATGCAAACTTACTTGCCTCTTTTCGAGTTTCAAAAGTCATAATGGACATTGACTCTGGAATAATATCCACAGAATGATTTAACTCTTTAAAGTCTTTTTCCGTTTTTTGTTGTTTGTATGTCTTTCGTGCATACCTTACCATTATACTTCCTGCCATTCTCTACCTCTATTATACACTACAAAAAGAAATTGTCAAGACTTGAACGCCGTTCCGTGTCCCAACCTATTACATCTAATACACCTTTCAATGGCTCCACAAAAGCCTTATTAAATTGTGTATCATAATCTATATATTTTTCTAAATTAAATTCACTTGGTAAAATATCTGTTATAGCAATTACTTTATCGCCAGCCGGATTAGGATCTTTAAGATAAGCAAATTTAACCTTTTCTCCTTCTTTTATGGTGGGATATTTTCTTGTTAATTTCTGTGATTTGAGCATGTGATTATAAATTAAAGAACCCTTAACATGAATCGGTGTAGATTTTTTATAAATCGCAGAAGAATCTTTATACTTTTTTAAGCCATTAACGGATCTTGGAAATGCTATCTTTTCCATACCTAAATTAAAAAACTCTTCTTTGAACTTTTCAATATACGCAATTACCTCATCTTCTGTACCTGAAATAATAATATTGAAAATTTCTCTCAATGAATCTCTACAAGCTTGTGGTGTAGAACTTTTAATTGCTTCAATACCTACAATCTTTAGTTTGGGTTCTTCGTATCGAACACCCTCAGAATCATGAACGTTCAGAATATAATGTTTCTTTGCTGTCCAGATACCTGTATCAGCAATGACCTCACGTTTCATGACCATCTTTTGTTGATAGGCATTTACATATTCGGCTAATTCATCATAACTTTTTTCAATAACCCCCTCAATTCTACTACAGACTTTATCCAAAAAGTCGATAATTTTATTCTTATCGGTAAGACCAACTTTAGTAACAAGATCATCAAGACAAACATATAAAGAATCAGTATCCATAGCAACAATATAGTCCTTATTCACAGCAGATAATGTAGTGTTTAAGTACTTATTCACAGCATTTTCTGCCCATTGAACAGACAATTGACCGGCAACAGAAACTGCTTCAGCATTTCGTTCATCATAATAACGAAACCATTGATTACCCATTGCACCATATGCTGAATTAAGTGCAATCTTTAAGTTTTGTTGAAAATTATAATAATGTGATAATTTATTTGGATCAGCGTTTCTTCCTTTTTTCTGTTCTTCTAACATCAATTTCTTGTATTTGACTCTATCCTCATACATACTTTCCATTAATTTAGGAAGAAACCCTTGTTTATCTTTACGATAAACTGATCCATTCGGTGTAACCGTTATATTTTTTTCTTTCCAAACACTTGTATCAAACTCTTTATACAATAAACCTTCTACACCAATATCATCTTGCCATGTACCAAGAATAGTCTCCGGAGAAATATTGTATTGCATGATCAAATGTGGATATAGACTATTCAAGTCAAAACTAACTATCCAATTATGTCTACCTTTTTGTGGTGCCTTCACATAGGCACCTTCATACATATCACCTTTACGTTCTCTTCTCTTTTGAGGAATTACAGTTTTTTCTTTCAAAAGATGATTGTAAATAATACAATCCCACATTCTTGTCTGTGCAAATACATCTGTGAAGTTACATTTTGAAAGATATGCGAGTGACATAATCAGTTCTAAAAGTTTCATCTTATTTTCAAGACGATCAACTAACAGTACATCTTGAATATTGTATTCAATGAACTTTTGATAATCAGTCCTATACAATTCATGAAGAGTTGCTACTTCAGAATAATCTAATTTATTTTGTCCTAGTTCAACATGAGCAACATGATCTAGCTTATAAGATTCATGATTCTTGAAGGTAAATTTCTTAAAGGCTTCCATGTAATCAAGTTCTGATACACCATATATTTCATATGTCTGAACTTCCTTACCACCCATACCAAAGATTTTTTGTTCTCTAACAAATCCCCACGGTGATAGTTTCTTAACCCATGTTTCACTTAAAACACTACGAATTCGATTAACCAAATATGGAGTATCAAATGTTTTGGTATTCCAACCAGTAATTACATGAGGACAATTCTGTTGCCAATACATCACAAACCGCTCTAGTAATTGTCGTTCATCTCCACATTTATTGTACGTAATATTCTCTTGAGTATTCTTAAAGTCAGAACAACCCCAGACCTGAATATCATCATTTATTTTGATTGTAATTGCTGTGACTTCTTCATTGGCATATAGAGGATCTGGAAAACCATGTTCAGAGGCAACTTCAATATCAATAAACATTATCTTGATGTGTTTAAAATTGTAATCGATAAGTTCAGGATATGTTTCAGCAATAAAAGAATAATTGTAATTAGTATGTCCGTAGATTTTCATGTTTTCTACGTCTTCATACCTCTTCATTGCTGCACGAGTTTCTTTAATAGTTCCCCATTGAACGGGACCTACAGGCTTATCATCAAGAGTATGCCAATCAGTTTTAGTTGTGGTAGGAATGTATAAGGTGGGTTTAAATTCGTGCTTTTCATCAAAGGGAAGTCCGTCTTCAATTCCCCTCTCAAAAATGTAATTTCCGAGGCATACTACATTAGTGTAAAATTTGGACATTTATTTTTTCAGAATATCAGAGGTGGCGAGTTGATTTATTATAATCACTATTAATTTTATCTAATCTATTATAACACACTTTTATGTGTTTGTCAACCCATGTCGGTTTTGACAAAAACGCACCAATAGTAAATAGAATCTGGAGATAACATTTAATTCCAAGTTCTATTATTTTATTTCGATACAAAGCCATTTTTGTAAACTACACCATTTTTAGTTTTAAGTGCGGTGAGTATTTTCTTACGGTTCCCCATAAGATTATAACTACAATGAACCCAACCGCTGTTAGGGTCTTTCCCATCATAAAACTCTAAAATAATTTGATCAAAATCCAAATTCTTAGTAATCCATTTAG